TCAATTATTGTTGCAAGTTTTGGCACTTTTAGCACAGGTGTTAACATCCGTAATCTCCACAATATCATCTTTGCTTCGCCGAGCAAGTCAAAAATTAGGAATCTCCAAAGTATCGGAAGAGGGCTCCGTAAATCGCAAACGAAAGAAAAAGCGAGATTGATAGATATAAGTGATGATCTAACATATAAGAGTAAGATTAATTATACATTGAAACATTTTTCTGAAAGGATCAAAATATATAATGAGGAAAGATTTGACTATAAGTTCTATAGTAAGGAGATATAGAAAGATGCACCCAATAAAATATATAAAACTATCTACAGGAGATGATATTCTTGCACAAGTTGATATGAAGACTTTGAAGAATGGTGAGTTAATTGTTATTAATCCACAAAAAGTTAGTATAATAGAACAAGTTGGTCTGTTAAGTATGGCTTTGGTAAAATGGATGCCTTGGGAAGATGGACAACGAATTCCAATCAATAAAAGACACGTAGTTACTGTATCTAATTGTCAACCTATCATGTATGATTATTATCATAAAACAGAAGCAAGAATAAGAAATTATAAAAGAACAGGAAAGTCTTCTGATGATGGATCAGTTGATATCACCGGTCAAGTACTACAAGATGGTCGGAGTGGAGCAAAAGGTGATAATGTTGAGATATCAAAAATTGCAGATAAATTAAGAAAACAATTTGTAGAGAGTATAGAAGAAGAAGAAAGGACTAAATTGGATGAGCTTATGGAAGAGTTAAAAGACAAAAAGAAGAATACTATTCATTAGTAATATATACTTCCCCTCTTCCTGCCTGGCTACATAGCCAATTATACAAAAAAAATCACAAAAGTCAACGGTTGACTTAAAAAAAATATAAGGTATATTTAAATTATGGGACGTAGAGCAAAACAACAATATGTAAATAATAAAGATTTTTTAGCTGCTATGATTAAGTATAGAGCATTAGTCAAAGAAGCAACAGAAAATAAAAAAGAAAGACCTATAGTACCAACGTATGTAGGCGAATGTATAATGAAGATAGCAACACATTTAGCTAGAAAACCAAACTTTGTTAATTATACATTTAAAGAAGAAATGATTAGTGATGGTATTGAAAATTGTTTACAGTATATAGATAATTTTAATCCAGACAAAAGTAATAACCCTTTTGCATACTTTACTCAAATAATATACTTTGCTTTTTTGAGAAGGATCCAAAAGGAGAAGAAGAATTTATTTGTTAAGTTTAAACTATCTGAACATACAAATTTATTTGATACAACAGTAGAACAACAAGAACACGATACTGGAAAAAATGATGGTAAGTTTAAAGATGAGATTAAAGTTAGTGAATGGACCCAAGAATATATGAATAGGTTTATAGATGAGTTTGAAAAGAACAAAAGAAAAAAAGTTAAAAAACGTAAAGCATAGTAATAGATATACTCAACGAGAATGGGATAGAGTTGTCGGTTATGGAAAGGTACCCGAGGAGTATTCACATGATTAAAATTTATGGAACAAAAACTTGTAGTTATTGTATTAGAGCTAAAGATCTTTGTACAGTAAATAACTTGCCTTTTATAGAAATTAACATTAGTGAAAATGAAGAAGCTAAACAAATGTTATTAGAAAATAATTATAAGACAGTTCCACAAATATGGAATGATGAAGAATACATAGGTGGTTATACTGATTTAGTGAAATATGTTTCTGGCAAAGGAACAGCAAATTTAGTATGATAATTGACTTTGAAAGAGGCATAGTTATTAAGGAGGTAAAATGCACGAATACAGATGTACAATCCGACGTGTTGTTGACGGTGACACAGTTGATGTCGATATTGATTTGGGCTTTGGTATTTGGGTTCGCAATGAACGTGTAAGACTTTATGGTATAGATACACCTGAAAGTAGAACCAGAGACTTAGAAGAAAAAAAATGTGGAATATATGCAAAGCAATGTGTTGAAGCATTTATGCCTGTAGATAGTAATCAAACTCTTAAAACATACAAAGATAAAGTAGGTAAGTTTGGTAGAGTGTTAGGTGAGTTTGTAGTTTATGATCCTGAGCAAGATAGACAAACAACTATCAATGAATATATGATAAGAAATAAAATAGGTGTTGCTTATTCAGGTAAAAGCAAAGATGATATCAAACAAGAACATTTAGATAATAGAAAATTCCTTTATGAAAGTGGTAAAATTAAATAATGCATATTATATTTCCTAAATTAGAAAAGTATCAAAGATTGATACTAAAGAAGATGGATCGTAAAAACGAATACCATCTACATGGTTACGCTTGGTTTGAAACTTATGTTGAAGCTATAAAACAATTAGTTTATTGGTATAAAGATTTAGAATCTCCTAGTGAATTAGATACATTAATTTATGAAGTTGGAGTAAATGAATATGTTTCAGATTTAAGAGATGGTATATCTATGAGCCAAACTGAGAAGTTTAGATTAGATGAAATAGGCTTTGAAAAATTTGATTTAGTTAGAGATTTTAAAGTATATGATTATAATGATAAAAAAAGAAAGATATCTCAGTTATTATCACAAGGACAAAAACCAAGTTACGGTTTTAAAGATGAAGCTCTTCATATAGTTCAAGAACAATTCCAAAAGTTTACAGAAGATGAAATAAAACCTGAAGCTCATGAGTGGCATTTAAAGAATGATCTTATTCCTGATGATGTATTAGATAAAATGAATGGTATGGGTGTTAGTGCTATTGGTATACCAGAGAAGTATGATGGTTTAGCTATGACAAAAGAAGCTATGTGTGTTATTACAGAAGAGCTATCAAGAGGATTACTTACAGCTGGATCAATTGGAACAAGAGCTGAGATATGTGGTGAGTTGATAAACTTAGGTGGTACTGAACAACAAAAGGAAAAATATTTATCTAAGATAGCAAAAGGTGAATGTTTAACTGCAGCTGTATTCACAGAACCTAATACAGGAAGTGATTTAGCTAACTTAAACACAAGAGCTGTCAAAGATGGTGATGATTATATTATCACAGGAAATAAAACTTGGACAACTCATGGAGTAAGAAGTGATTTATTTACTGTGTTAGCTAGAACAGGAGAACCAGGATATAAAGGTTTAAGTATGTTCTTAGTTGATAAAAAAAGAGGTACAGATGATAACTTATTTCCAGATGATAATATGCAAGGAAGTGAAATAGAAGTTCTTGGATATAGAGGAATGAGAGAATATGAAATAAGTTTAGATGGTATAAGAGTTAGTAAAGACCAATTACTTGGTGGTGTAGAAGGTCAAGGTTTTAAACAACTTATGGAAACATTTGAAGGTGCTAGGATCCAAACTGCAGCAAGAGCAGTTGGTGTAAGTCAAAGTGCTTTAGATGAATGTTTACAATATTCAATAGATAGAACTCAATTTGGTAAAAAGATTATAGACTTTGATCGTATTGCATTTAAGATAGCTATGATGGCAGTGCATACAGTTACAGCTAGATCAATAACTATGTTTAGTGCTAAGAAAAAAGATGAAGGAATTAGATGTGATATAGAAGCAGGTATGGCTAAGTTATTAGCAGCAAGAAATGCTTGGATGGTTGCAGATGATAGTTTACAAGTTCATGGTGGTAATGGTTATGCTTTAGAATATCCTATATCAAGAATACTTTGTGATGCTAGAATCTTAAACATATTTGAGGGTGCAGCAGAAATACAAAGTCTAATTGTAGCTAAAAATCTTTTGAAAAATGAAGAGAAATAGAGGTGCTCGTTATGAAGCCTATCACAAAGGTCTTATACATTATAATGGAGCACCATGTAAGAACTGTGGCAATACTTTAAGATTTACAACTAACTATAGTTGTATTAACTGTGAAGCTAAGAGGATAAAAAGAAAAAATAAAGATTATAAGACTTGGCAAAAATCTGAAAGTGGAAGAATGGGAATAGCTACATTTAGAAAAGAAGATATAATGAAAAAGATATCTATGTTATCAGGAGAACAACTTAAAGAGTTGGAGAAAAAAATAGATATAATGTTGACTAATAATTTATAATGATGTATAGTTACAAACATGGCCCGAATATTAGTTCTAGGAGACTGTCACTTTGGAGCAAGAAATGATAGTATTGCTTTTCTTGAGTACTTTTTCAAGTTTTATGATAATATTTTCTTTCCCTATCTTGAGGCAAATCCTGATATTAAAACAGTTATCCAGGTGGGAGATATCGTTGATAGGCGCAAATTTATCAATTATATTGTTCTTAATCGCTTCAAAAATGATTTCATCTTTCGCTTAAAAAAGATGGGCATTGATCTTCATGTCCTTATTGGTAATCATGATGTTCCATATAAAAATACAAATGAAGTAAACAGTATGCAAGAGTTGTTTGGAGTGGAACAAGGACAATCATTTCCAAAGTTTTATGCTGAGCCAGTAACAATAAACCTAGAAGGTTGTGATATGTGTATGATGCCTTGGATAAACAATTCAAATTATAATCATTGTATGACACATATCAAGAACACTAAAGCACAAGTATTATTTGGTCACTTAGATATAGAAGGTTTTTATATGAATAAAGATATGAAAAGTGAAGGTGGATTACAACCTAAAGTATTTGAAGGTTTTGATGTAGTTGGAAGTGGACATTTTCATACAAAAAGTAGACAAGGTAACATACATTATTTTGGTACACCATATGAAATGACTTGGAGTGATTATAATGATCAAAAAGGTTTTCATATATTTGATACAGACACAAGAACATTTGAATTTATTCACAATCCATATAGAATGTTTCATAAAATATTTTATGATGACAAGAAAAAGAATTTAGAAGAATTAACAAGCTACGATTTTGACTCACTTAATGGAGCATATGTAAAGGTAGTAACAATTAACAAAACAAACCCATATTGGTTTGATATGTTTATAGAAAAGATTTATAAATCTAATCCTGAAAACATTTCAATAGTTGATGATCACAAACATTTAGATCAAACTAATGAAGATGAATTAATTAATGAAGCTGAGGATACCATGACAATAATGAGAAAGTATATTGAAGGATTAGATACTTCGGTCGACAAAAAGAAGTTGACTTCACTCATAGGTTCGTTGTATAATGAGGCTTTACATTATGACGGGTAGAGTGATTGATAATATTTGAGAAAATACGTTGGAAGAATATATTAAGTACTGGAAATGCATGGACGGAAGTTCTTCTTAACAGATCATCTAATACATTAATAGTTGGAGAAAATGGTAGTGGTAAATCCACTATACTTGATGCATTGTGTTATGTGTTATTTTCTAAACCATTTAGAAAAGTTTCAAAGAAACAATTAGTAAATAGCGTCAATCAAAAAGGTGCTAGTATAGAATGTGAATTTAGTATTGGTAAAAACCATTACAAAGTTCATAGAACTATAAAGACATATGGATCACAACCTTTTGAAATATACATTAATGATAAGTTGGTTGATCAAACAGGAGATAGTAGAGACTATCAAGATTTTTTAGAAACTAATATTCTTAAACTAAACTTCAAATCATTTACACAAATAGTTATACTTGGATCAAGTAGTTTTATTCCATTCATGCAACTTACAAGTCCTCAACGAAAAGAAATTATTGAAGACTTATTAGATATCAAGATCTTCTCTGCAATGAATTTATTACTTAAAGATAAAGTGACAGATAATAAAAATAAAGTACAAGAGTTAAAGTACCAAGTTAAATTAACAGAAGAAAAGATAAATGTACAAAAGAAATTTATTGATGAGATAAGAAAGTCTCAATCAGATAAGATAGATGCTAATGATAATGAGATAAAAAAAGCAAAAGATAATATTCAAAGACACAAAGCTAGAATAGATACATTACAATCACAGATAGAAGAATTACAAGAAAGTGTTAAAGATCATGACAAGCTACAAAAGAAGTTAGGTAAGGTTTCGGTCATTGAAAGCAGTCTAGAAACGAAAATAAAGCGTTTGAAAGACGATATATTGTTCTATGAAACCAATGATCAATGTCCTACGTGTAGTCAAAGTTTGACTGCAGAATTCAAGAAAAAAGCAATAGAAGGAAAGAATTCTAAACTATCAGAAGCTGTAAAAGGTATGGAAGAACTCGGTAATGAATATGAAAAGATAAAGGCACAAGTATCTGAGATGTCTAATGTAAATGGATTAGTTACCAGTAAACAATCCTTAATATCTTCTGAACATGGTAATATAAATGCAATGAATAACTACATTGAAAAATTAGGTGATGAGAATAAGAATATATCTAATGATAGAAAAGATATAGGTAAAGAAAATAAAAAGTTAAGTACATTAGTAACATCTTTAGCTAACCAGAATAAAAGTCAAGAAGAATTAACAAACGATAAACAAATGTATGAAGTTGCTGCTATGATGTTGAGAGATCAAGGTATCAAGACTAAAATTATTAAACAGTATGTTCCAATAATGAATAAACTTATAAACAAATATCTAGCTGCTATGGACTTCTTTGTTGACTTTCAGTTAGATGAAAACTTTGTAGAAGTAATCAAGTCAAGACATAGAGATGAGTTTACATATGATAGTTTTAGTGAAGGTGAAAAGATGAGAATAGATCTTGCATTATTATTTACTTGGAGAGCAATAGCAAGAATGAAGAATAGTACAAATACAAACTTGTTAATATTAGATGAAGTGTTTGATGCATCATTAGATAATAATGGTTGTGATGAGTTCTTAAAAATACTTCATCAACTTGGTAATGATCAAAATGTGTTTGTAATATCACATAAAGGAGATATTTTATCAGATAAGTTTCGTTCTACTATTAGATTTGAAAAACATAAGAACTTCAGTAGAATAGCTAGTTGATTTAATTTTAATAAAAAGGTATAGTTAAAAAATGGTAGATATTAGTATAAGAGGTGGATTAGGTAATCAAGTATTAGAATATCTTTGTGCTTATTTTGATCATAAACAAATAGAAAATATAAATGTTGGAGTTGGATCTACACATTTAGATTGGGTAAAGAAAGTTTGGATTGATAAGGTTTTAGTATTAGATTCTAAAGTTAATCCTGTTGATAATGTAAACAAATATACATTATGGAAAGATAAAAATAATTTTAAAAAGTTTACAAAAGATTCTATGAGACCAATACTTCTCACAAGATCGGTTAAACCTACTAATGAAGTTATAGTTCATGTTAGAGGTAGTGATAGAAGATTTGCAAGTTTGTTTGACTTTGGTGTAATGACCAATCATGTAGTAGATAAAAATCCAGGTAAACAAATATTGTTTATAGGTGACGATCAGAAGTTTATTAATAGATTGATTGAAGTAGTTAATATAGGAGATAAAGCAGTAAATGCAACAACAGATCCTGTTACAGATTGGTTTAGAATTATAGCATGTAAAGAGTTATATGGAGCATTTAGTAGCTTTACTTTGAGTGCTATGTTATTTGATCCTTATAAAAAGTATTCAGTATTGGATCAAAAAAGTAATAATGGTCCTGTTAAGTTAGAGTCGTTTTATTATGATTGTATACAAGAATTATTTTTAGGATATTTTGCTAATGCCAATTGGTTTAGTATAATGAATAGACAACTGTCAAGAGAAAGGTTAGCATCATGACATATCCATTAGCAACATCAAGTTGGGATAAAGAAGAATTATATGCGATACAAGAAGTAATGGACAATGGTAGATTTACTATGGGTCCTGCTGTTAAAAAATTTGAAGAAGAATTTGCTGATATGTTTGGTCAGCGAATGGAGAAAGGTAAGCCTGTTAGATCTGAAGCTGTCATGGTAAACTCAGGATCTACGGCTAACCTTATGATGTTATCATTGTTGAGATGGAAACATGGATTGAAAAAAGGAAATGTGATAGTTCCAACAATAGGTTGGTCTACAACTTACTTTCCTATATTCCAAAACAATTTCCTTCCTAACTTTGTTGATGTAGATCCTGAAACATACAACATAGACACTTCTAAAATAGAAGAAGCGATTACTAAACAAACAGTTGCTATTATGCCTGTTAACTTGTGTGGTAATCCTTGTGACTTTGGACCATTGAAAGATATATGTGAAAAGCACAATCTATTATTGATAGAAGATAACTGCGAGTCTATGGGTGCAATGTGGAACTCTGACTTCACAGGATCTATTGGAAATATGGGTAGTTTTAGTTTCTTCTTTTCACATCACATTCAAACTATGGAGGGCGGAATGGTTCTTTGTAGAGATAAAGAGGACGCTGATTATATTAGAAGTATGAGAGCACATGGATGGTGTAGAGATTTTGACAATGATAACTTATATAAGAAAACAGGTAACTTTTTTAAAGATAGTTTTACATTTGTAACTCCAGGTTATAGTGTAAGACCTGTTGAGATGAGTGGAGCAATTGGAAGTGTTCAGTTAAAAAAATGGGATGACATATTATCAAGAAGATTAATAAATGCTGGATACTTTAAAACATTTTTTGATCGTGAACCATGGTTACAAATACAACAAGTTAAAAATGGTATATCAACATGGTTTAGTTTTGGTTGTGTACTTGATGAAAGATTAAAAGGACAAAGAGATAAAGTTATACAAGCATTTGATGAAAATGGTATAGAGGCTAGACCTTTAGCATCTGGACATTGGTTAAAACAACCAGTGATGAAAGATTTAGATTATATTGATATGTTTAAAGATTATCCTGCATCACAAAATATAGATGATAATGGTTTCTGGATTGGTAATCATGCAACAGATATGTCTTCAGGTATTGAAAAAGTACATAGTGTATTGAAGAAAGTAGCAGATGCTAGGTAAGAGTGTTTTCATGACAGGAGCTAGTGGATTTATTGGATCTCATTTAGTTCATGAATTAGAAATGAAAGGAATGCAAGTCTTTACACACGATAGACAGGATGGTGACTTAGCTAAATATAATTCATTCCCTGATGTTGATTATGTTATTCATTTAGCTGCTTATAATAGTACTAAAGATTTTTATAATGATGGTTATCAAGTTATTAAAGATAATATACTTCCAACATTACATGTTATAGATTATTACAGAAAGGCTAAAAATAAACCTATATTTGTTTATACAGGAACACCAGAAAGTATAGCTGGAGCAACTGATGTATTTAATTATAAGATACCAACAGATGAAGAATGTCCAATAGTAATACCTGATATAAAGAATGTTAGATGGAGTTATGCTGGAAGTAAAACATTAGGTGAACAAGCTGTTATTGCATCAGGTTTAGATTACATTATAATAAGACCTAACAATGTTTATGGTCCAAGACAAAAGAATCATTTTGTAGATGAGTTTATTGGAAGAATGAAAAAAGGTGATACTACTTTATATGGTTGGAAGAATACAAGAAGTTGGATATATGTCAAAGACTTTTGTGAAGCATTTTATGGTTTGTTATATAATCCAAAATCAGTTGGTCAAATAATTAACATTGGATCAAATGATGAAACACCTGTTATTAAGTTAGCAGAAATAATTGCAAAAGAAATGGGAATAGATCCAAAGTCTATAATTAAAAAAGATGCACCAGAAGGAAGTGTTAACAGAAGAATGCCTGATATTAAAAAGGTAAAAAGATTAGCAAAGTGGAAACCAAAAACAAATTTAAAAAAAGGTTTAGCTAAAACAGTTAAATGGTACATGGAGGAAAC